AAGAAGCTCCAGTTCAAAAACAAGAACAAGTCGTTTCTGAAGAACCAATAAACCAGGAATCTGAATCAGATCAACCTGAGGTTACAGACGAAACGCAAACAGAAACAGAACAAGAGACTAGTGATGTTTCTGAAACTGACGTATCTCAAGAACAAACAGAAGATATTCAGAAAGAACCTGATTCCACCTTTACTGTAAAAGTATCTGGTCAAGAATTAAAGGTTACCTTAGATGAATTAAAAAAAGGTTATTCCAGAGATGCTGACTACCGTAGAAAGACAGAAGAATTATCTTTTGAAAAAAAGCAATTCCAGTCTGAAACGGAGCAACAAAGGCAAGACTATTCCAAACGTATTACGGAATTAAATCAAATACTTGCTTTTACACAACAGCAATTAAATTCAGAAATCAACAATGTTGATCTGAATAAATTGTATGAAGAAGATCCTGTTGAAGCTACAAAAGTAGAACGTCAAATTCGCCTTAAAAAAGAGAAGATGATGGAAGCTGCTAATAAGCTACAACAAGAACAACAAAGACAACTAAGCAGTTATGTACAAGAGCAGCAAAGAATCTTGGCAGAAAAAATGCCAGAATTTAATGATGCTCAAAAAGCTAGTACAGCTAAAAACAATTTAAGAAATTTTTTAAATTCTTATGGATTTAAAGATGCTGAGATTGGACAAATCTATGACCATAGAATTGTTATGTTAGTTAATGATGCTTTAAAGTATCGTAACGTTAAGAATGTCAAACCTGTTTCAGCTGCGCAAGCATCTAAGCCAGGTAAGTTTTTATCTTCAGGTGTGAAAAAAGACAGTAATGATATGAACTTCCAAAGACGTAAGGAAAAGTTAGGTCGTCTCAAAAAGACAGGCAATGTCAAAGATGCCGCAAGTATCTTTTATGACATTATAACTAACAAAAAATAAAAGGAAAAAATAAATGGCTATTATATCAGGCACATTTACAAAGTACGATGCGATTGGACTTAGAGAAGATCTTTCAGATATTATCTATAACATATCGCCTACAGACACTCCTTTCATGTCTAGCATACCGCAAAGTAAAGCGACTGCTGTAACACATGAATGGCAATTAGACTCATTAGCAGCAGCAGCGGCTAATGCACAGATAGAAGGTAATGAAGTAACATTCTCTACTCCTGCTGTGACTACAAGAAAATCTAACGTTACTCAAATTTCAACTAAATCAGTTGTTATTTCTGGAACATTAGAAGCAGTTAANAAAGCCGGAAGAAATTCTGAGCTTGCATANCAAATCTCTAAAGCATCAAAAGAGCTTAAGAGAGATATGGAANNATCACTTCTAGCTAATACAACTGTAGCAGCTGGNAATACATCAACAGCTAGAACTTTAGCTGGGATTGTTTCTTGGTTAAAANCAAACGAAAGCACTTCAGGAACTGCTCCTTCAACTTCTGGTACAGCTACTAGAACTGATGGAACTCAAAGAGCTTTCACAGAGGATCAACTAAAATCTGTTATCAAACAAGTGTGGGATAATGGTGGCGACCCTTCAATGGTTATGGTTGGTTCTTTCAACAAACAGAAACTTTCTGGATTTACAGGTGGATCTACAAGATTTGACCCAGCTGAAAATAAAAGATTAGTTGCTGCAGTTGATGTTTATGAATCTGATTTTGGTGCTTTACAAGTAACACCAAACAGATTTCAAAGAACTAGAGATGCTTTAGTAATCACTCCAGATCTTTTTGCTGTATCTTACCTAAGAGATTTCTCTTTAGAAGATCTTGCAAAAACTGGTGATGCTATGAAGCAATTCTTAGTTGCTGAATATACTCTTGAATCAAGAAACGAAGCTGGTTCAGGAATTGTTGCAGACTTAACAACATCATAATATAATANTCATGGGGGGGAATAGTCTCCCCCATGAACAAACAATTTTGTTTGGTCTTTGAAGTCTTAAAGGCGGAACGAAGCAAACATAGGAAAAAAAAATGCGAACACTTAATGACTACTTTTTAACTGCTAGATTAGCTGACGTATCAGCTGCTAGTTCAGTTAATCTTTCTGTACCTGATGATGGAAAAATTGTTAAAATTATTTCTGTATTAGGCGGAGCAATCACAACAGCTAACGCTGCTGTAACAACTTCTATAAATGGAACTACTGTAACAGGTGGTGGATTTACAGTTGCTTTTACAAGCTCAGCTGCAGGAGACATTGATACTGCTGAACCAACAGCTTTAAATTCTGTATCAGAAGGTGATTTTATCACTATTACATCTGATGGTGGATCTTCAACATCTCAACCAATAGACGTAACAGTTATTATAAGAAGATAATTATAGTGGGGATAGCAATATCCCCATTTAACTACGGAGAAACAAATGGTTAAAAAAAGAAAACAATTAAGTTTAGACGATAAAATTGATAGTATCATTGATCTCTTAGAAGATTTAAGATACGAACAATCAAATAAGGAGTGTGAAAATTGTCAAGACAATGACGATGATGACACAAATATTAACGATGAAGATGAGGAGAACGAATAATGTCAGGTAAAGGCGTAGATGGTGCTTTTGCAGTAGTATCAAGTCAAGCAGTTGCTTACACAGCAACAGCTGCAGCAACAGCAACAGCATTTAGTGATGGAATACATCATATTAGAATTTCTGCAACAACAGCTTGTCATTACAAATTAGCAGGTACACCAGTTGCAACAACTAGTGATACATATTTACCAGCTAATGTAATTGAGATTATCAGAGTAAATCCAGGTCAGAAAATTTCTTTCATAAGAAATGCTACTGATGGATCTGCTTCTGTTAGTCAAATGTCTAAATAGTTTAAATAAAATTTAAACAAGTTAGACTATGAACAAGATAGTTGAGAAGGAAGGATTAGTAACTACTACATATCATTCAGATGATAAGGGAATAGTTATTGAAAAAAATTTAGATTATAAACCAATAGTAGAGCATAATAAAAAATTATATACTCATAACTCTGGTTATTCTAAATCAAGAGAATTAAAAAGAATTGCTTCAGTTCCAACACTTGTTTTAGAAATTTGGGCAAAAGAATACAATGGCAGTAATAATTGGTTCGGATTACCAAAAGATGTTCAAAATAAAATAATGAAAAAAAAATTAAACAGTTCTGAATTTTTACTTTTTAGAACAGCACCAGGTAGATTATAATGGCACTCTCAACATACGCAGAATTAAAAACAACAATTGCTAATTGGTTAAACAGAACAGATTTAACTTCAGAAATAGCTGAGGATTTTATTGTTCTTGCAGAAGCTGACTTTAATTCTAAATTAAGAATACGTCAGATGCATAGTCAAACAACAATTACAATTGATGCAGAAACAGAAAGCACACCAACAGGATTTTTACAAGTAAGAGATTTTTTTATATTAAGAAACACCGATAAGCATGTAATGAATTATCTTAGCCCACCTCAAATGGATTCTATAAAAGGAACATCTATGTCAGGGATTCCGGTAGCATATACTATACTAGGATCAACATTTAGATTTGCCCCAAGACCAGCAGATTCTTATTCTGGTATATTAAATTTTTATAAAAAGTTTGATGCTTTATCATCAGCTAATACATCTAATTATATTTTAACAGATCACCCAGCTATTTATTTGTATGGAAGTTTATTTCATGCAAGTAATTTTCTTGGTGGTATTGACCCTAACCAATCTCAACAATGGTCGCAAATGTATCAAACAGCTTTAGAAAGAGCTGAATTAAATGATAGAGAAGATCAGTTTTCAGGATCTCCATTACAAATTAGATCCGATGTAACTGTATCATCTCCATTTAATAGAAGATTTGTTACATCAGTAAGTGAATAATTAATATGCAATTACCTTTTGGTGAATGGTTACCAGATCAACCTGAACACTTGAATCCAGGAGCAAACGTTGCTAAGAATGTTTATTATGCTTTACAAGGTTATAAACCATTTAAAAGTTTGGTGTCTTACAGTTCTAATGCGATGGCAGCAGACGCTAGGGGTGCTGGTTCATTCAGAGACAATACTAATACTGTTTTTAATTTTATTGCAACTAACGATACTATTTACGAACTAACCTCAGGTGCATTTACTGATGTAGGCGCATCAGGATTTCTTTTAAACAATTCATTCTCAACTTGCACAATTACAGTTTCTGATTTTGCAAATATAACTGCTAGCAAAACAATTACTTTAACTAAAAATAATGGAACGTCAGTAGTATTTACTTCTACTCTTGGTTCTCCTGGTGCATTAGAATTTCAAGTTCAAACAAATAATAATACTACAGCTACAAATTTAAAAAATACTATTGATGCTCATGCAGATTTTTCTGCAACTGTAACTGGCGCAGTCGTTACAGTAACAAGAGGTGCTGTAGGCAGAGATAATTTAACAACTGTTTCTACTGATACCGTAAGATTAACAACTACAAACTTTACTGGTGGTACTCCTTTATCAGGTACTAATACAGATTTTGTTACATTCACACAATTTGGAAATTACGTTATAGCAAGCAATGGAGTTAATGCCCCTCAATATTATTTAATGGGAACATCAACAAACTTTGCTGCTTTATCAACTATTGCTACAGATGGAAGTCCACCATTGTTTAGAGTATCAGGAGTTATTAGAGATTTTTTAGTTACAGGAAATATAGCCGGAGCAACAAATAGAATTCAATGGTCTGGAATAAATGATATTTCAACTTGGACAGAAGGTTCAAAATCAGCAGACTTTCAAGATTTACCAGGATCAGGTGGAAGAGTTGTTGGTATTACATCAGGAGAAGTTGGTTATGTATTTAGACAAAACCAAATTATTCGTATAGACTTTGTAGGTGGAGCAACTGTATTTAGATTATCAGTTATATCTCCAAACAGAGGTGCAGTTTATGGAAAAACTATTTGTCAAGATAATAGAAGAGTATTCTTTTATGCTGATGATGGATTTTATCAAATAGATGGAGATAACATAATTGCAATCGGCGCTGAAAAAGTTAATAGATTTTTTGATTTAAATTTAAATAAAGCATTTACAGATAGAATAGTTGCAGCTGTTGATCCGTTTAATCAATTAGCGATGTGGTTATATCCATCAGCAAACAATACAAATAATACAACTGGAATTTGTGATAGAATTTTAATTTATAATTATGCAACTCAAAAATGGTCTTTAGCAGAAGCTAGNGCTAGCCAAATATTTTCACAATTTGTTGGAGCTTATACTGTTGAATTAATGGATATTATATCTCAAAANTTAGATNNTATTAATATTGCATTAGACTCAGATTTCTGGACTGGTGGACAGTTGTATTTAGGTGGTATTACTAATGATTATAAAGCAGCAATATTTTCTGGTAATCAATTAGAATTTGAAATAGAAACATCAGAGCAAGAAGTATTTCCAGGAGTAAGAGCAAATATTACAGGTGTAAGACCCATTGTAGATGCGACAGCAACAGTTACTATTAAAACAAGAGAACGTCTTGCAGATGATGAAACAGAATCTTCAAGCTCTACTATGACAGATAGTGGTATTAATCCTGTAAGACAATCAGGAAGATATGTTAGAGCTAATGTTAAGATAGCATCTGGAACAAATTGGAATCATGCTCAAGGTATAGATCTTGTAGCAAGTAGAGCAGGATATAGATAATGGTAGAAGTTGTTGAAAAAGATATAGATAATGTTAGATATTCATTTGANNCNCAAGAATANTTTCAAAGACAACTTGAAGAAGCGGTAAATACATATATAAACAAATTCAATACAGAAAACGATAAAGTTTTCTCATGGTTCATAGGAGATTAATATGGCAGGAATAAAAGATTACAGCACAACAGCAGCAAATAATACTACAGTAGGTTCAGTTAGTGTTGCAGAAGGAATGTTACCTTCTACTATTAATAATGCTTTCAGAGGATTAGCTGCAGAAATTAGAGAATGGTTTAACGATTCTCAATGGGTTATCTATGGAGATGGTGATGGTTCATTTACTATTACTTATGCTTCAGCAACTTCATTCACAGTAGCAGCTGTAGA